ATTTAACAATAGTATCTACAAAAATTACAAACATTAAAATTAATACAAGCATTTGTATAGGAGCAAAGAAAGAAATCATAGCACTAAAAAAGAAAATTAAATTTGTTTTCATATCACTGGAATTTGTGCTTTTATTATTCTATACACTACATATAGGATTACTAAAATTAACCATATACCTCCAAACCAAGCTAAGAAATTTATCCATCCGGGGATATACTTAATCTTTTCTGGTTTAAGTGTTTTAGTTATAGTATTAGTATGATATATATCATTACCCTTAATTGTTTTATAGATTGTTTCAACTTTGGCTTTTGTATAATACACATTGTTTTGAAGTTTTGTTTGCAAACTTACTAACTTACCATCCTTGTCTCTAAGGTCTCCATTTAGTTTGGATATAACATTACCAAGAGAGTCACAATAAAGTGTGTCTAATAGCGTTATTGTTTCTCCAGGAATAGTTATAGTTGTGTCCTTAAGTTGAATAACTGTTATAGTACTATCTTTTTGAACACATAATGGACAGTATTTAGCAAGTCTTTTTTCAAGAGAACATGAAGATAAAACTATTAATAATATAATTAAGTATTTCATTTCTTATACTGATGGATCTAATATATAAGTAATTAAGAATGTAGTTCCTGTTGGATCATAAGGTAAACCTAATAGAGTATTGTTTACTCCTGGATCAAAATTAATTGTTACTCCTGCTGGTAATGGAAGTCCATTTACAGTTCCTGCTGCAGCTCCTACATTTGCTATAGAAAATCCATATGTACCATCTGGTATTGAATTTGGAGTAGTTTCATATCCAACTACAGGTAGTAGTGATTTTGGTGGACAACAAACTCCATTGTTTAAAGTATCAATAATACCTTGTAATCCTTTTAGCATTTGTAATTGCCATGGGAAGTTATTTCCTTTTTGACCGTCTGTTTTTAAATTTCCTACTGACATAGTTTCTTATTTAATTAATTAAGATTTTATTTCTGTTTGTTCAGAATCAATTGTATTTTTAGTTAGTTTTTCAAAAAATTTTGCTGAAAGTTCTTTTACTTTTTCAATTTTTTCTTTTTGTTCTATTGTAAGTTGTGGTTTCATAAAGGTTTTTAATCTATTTTCATACTCAGTTTGTAAACGGTTATCTTTAAATATTCTTTTTACTTTATTAATTTCTATTACTGAATCATTTAATTCTCTCATGATTTAAAATTTTATACTGTGAATACTAAGTTGATACTTTCATCTATAAAGATCTCATATTGAAATGCAACATTTCCATAAATATCTCCTACTGCACTTGAACTACCTACTGCTAAAAAAAGTTCAATAGATCCTGGTGTTGAATTATAATCTTCCATGATTGTACAAAATATTGCATCTGCAGTACCTCCTGCTGTATCTGAAAACATTGCTCCATCAGATAATCCAGTTTGTAACCAGTTACCTGTAAGATCATCAAATGCTTCTACAACTCCAGATACTTTCCAAGGAAAATCACCATTTAATGGAACATTAGCAGATATTGTACCTATTGGCCAAAATTGAAAATTAGTTCCAACAGCAATTTTACCTACAATTTTATATGACTTTAAATTAATTGTATTACCAAAAAAAAAGTTAGTACCTGATATAGTGTCTGATCCTTCTAGCATAACAGGTGTAGCAACATAATTATAAGGATATGCAAATAATGTAGTATCTAAATGCATTGCAAAAGATTTTCCAAGATCTTCTACAGTCATACCATATGTTTGATAACCATCTCCTCTTTTTGTAAAAGGTACTTCAGCACCTAATACAATTAAGTCTGTCTTAGAGTTATTAGGAGTTGTCCTAATAAGATTCTTAGTTTTTACGTAAATCCAGTTTAAAATATCCATGATTAATTAATTATCATAAAGTGTACCTTAACTACATTATTTAATGCAGCATTTCCACCATTTGAAATAACAACTTTAAAAGTTCCAGCAGCAATGTCTGAAACACCTAAAACAACAATACCTGTTGCAGCTTCATCATATTCAGCAGATACAATAATTCTAGATGTAGAAGTTACATTAGAGTTATTTACTGTAAAAAATGTTTTAGCATTTGCTGCTAATGTTGAAGATACAGAAGTAATTACACCATTAAAAGTATTTAAAGTTACAGCTGTTGTAATTGAAGTTAATTGAGTTACAGTACCTGTATTATACAAAGATTGTAAAGGAGCTGCATTTACTGCAAGTGATAAATATGCATCATCTCTAGAAGGATCTTTTGCACCTATTGCAAGTAAATTAGTTGTTTCTGCAGGAAGTATCTCCCTGTAATTTCCTGCTTTAATCCAAGAAATAAAATTTAAAATATCCATGATTTGTTTTTTATAAGTTTATATGTATAATATACTAAAAATTATTCAAATAACAAAATAATTAAATAAAAAAAGCCCTGCTGTTACCTAGGGCTTCTCATTAACTTAAAAGGAAACTAACCAAAGAAACTTTTAAGTCAAATCCATAATCCTATAAAGAAGGATAATAATATTATTATAAATATACAATAGTTTGCTATTATGTTTCCTGTACTATCATAGTCAAAGTTTTTACTCATCTTATTAAAGATTGGTTTTGACATAGCATGTGCTATTAACCATAAAAATAATATAACTCCACAAAATGATATAATAACAATTGTTTTCATAGTGTATCTATTCTTCTCTGTAAATATACTAAAGCTTTTTCTAAGTCTTCTTTTTTGTTAAAACTTTTTTTACCAGCTCTTGCTAAATACTTTAAAACATTACCTAAATAAAAATCTTTATCTAGCTTCCATGCCTCTAGTACACTGAATACTTCATAAGCTGAATCTTTCCCACCATAGTATTCTGGACGGGGATCAAAAGGAGGTTTATCTTTTCTAAAGTCATGTACCGGATCTGAAAGATCCATATACTTTAAGTCCTTTACATTATGATGATTATAAGTTTTAATTCTTTCTTGAACATCTTCTGGAGACAGTTCTTTACCTTTCATAGTACTAGATGAAAAGTACTCATCATGTGAAATATTTACCATATGATTGCTATATCCATTTCATTCAACATTAACTTGACACTTCCATCAATGTCAACTTTTTCTGCATGTTCTAATTGACTAACTGCAATATACACTACATCTCCCGCAACAACATCTTCTACTTTATCTCCTACAGCATAAATAGTAAGTCTATTCCATTGCTTCATTGCTTCATACATTAATGCATCATCATCTTTAGAAGATAACTTAATTACTGATTCTTTTTTTACAGGTACTTCTATTAAGATTCTTCTTCCTCTTAATGTTTTAAATTGGCTCATACTTTTATTTTAGGGTTATTACTTTGTTTATAGACATTTGAGCATTAACTATTTGTCCTAGGGCATGCTCAAATAAAATACTTCTTACTGGATTTCCTCCAGCTAAAACATATTCTTCTCTTAATACATTAGTTACTTCTGCCATAAGCTTCTTAACTTTATAGTCTGATGAATCTTCTGATAAATCAAAATCTATTTCCATTAAGGTTTCTCCAAAAGATACTATTTTAGTTTCTTTAAATGCTACTTGTTCTTCCATGATTATACATTTGGTTTATGCAAATATATAATTATTTTCCTTGACCTCTATATAATTTTTTATATTTTTTTGAAGATTTCAATTGAGAGCTTCCAGACTTAGCATGTATCCCTGGTCTAGAGATCTTTTTTTTTACTTTAGTGGTCATACCACTGTCTTTAATTTTTGCCATAACTATTTTATTTACCTGATTGTCTAAACACTATTGATATTCTTTTTTGGTTTAATTTTTCTATACTATGTTTCCAGTGTGTTCTGTATACACCCTTAAGTTGTATTATAGATCTGGAAGGTAATAATATATTTTCTTTTTTTGAACCATATGTTAAAATAAGTTTTGCTTCTGATAACAAACTTAATATAGTTATTACAGGTCCTGCATCTATTTTATCTATATGTGGAGATATCTTATCTCCTGGATAATAAATATTTATAGTTATATCTTCTGGAAAAGCATCTAATATTTTTTTATCAACTAATTTATTACTTAAATCTAATAAATACTCAGGGATTGTATCTGATTTAACATTACCATAGATAGAATTCCCATATCTTAGTACTGTTCTATTAGTTGATTTTATACTATTTTTTTCAGCATCTAATAACTTATCTAATAATTCTAATTCTTCTTCTATAGATAATATATTAAGTTCTGGTTTTATAGTTAGCAGTTCCATTTTCTTAAAGCTAATGTTTTTCTTGAAGGTTCTCCATTTGGTTTTTTAGCAGGACCTGGCATACCAGACATTCTTGCACAAAAACTCTTTCTTCTTTTAGCATCTTTACTTCCTGCTTTTAACTTAGATGGTTTAGTAGTTACTGCTGTCTGAAGTTTACTACCAGGATTAGCTGCTCTATAAGATGCTACTCCTTTTGCATTTAATCCTCCTTTAGGATCTTTACCTTCTTTTCTAGTCCAAGCTGCTGTCTTTGCCATGATTATATTTTTTTAACTTTTCTACCCATACCTACTCTAGACTTTTCTGCTTTCTTAGCAGCTAGTTTAGAAGGTGTTATTTCACTTTTTGTTTTAGGTGTTGCTTTAGATATTCTTTTGGTAGGTCTACAGTATTCATTTTTACCGCCAGCACCACAAGCTTTTCCTGATTTAGTATCTTGCCATTTTTCTGCTTGCCATCTTTTAAGATCTGATCCAGCTTTAGTTTTTCTAACAATACCAGAACCTTTCCTACATTTTGCAATAGCTTGAG